GGACTCGTCTACAAATACGCCAATGAACGTTACATTCCAAGGTGTAACACAAGCAGGTCAAAGTCCAGCGATTAACTCTGTTCCTGTTACGCTATCTAACGAGAATATTCGTGATAGATACATATCATCAAGAAACATTGGCACCCCACTAAATAACCTTACAGTTATACCGATGGACGGTGCAGAGCCTATTTCTACCAATCCTGGCGGTTGGATTGATGTAATGCAGTATAGAAGTATCTACGTCAACATGGTGTGTCAAGGCACATTAACTGGAACAATAACTATTGAATGTTCAAATGATGGTATTAACCTGCTTACTACCGCTGGATTTAACTTTTACGATACCCAATTTTTAGATTTTCAATCATCTAGTCCAGGTAACGGATCAATAAACTTGTCTACAAATAAAGTAGCAACCCGTGTAGGCAACCTAACGTGGCGTTACGTGCGTTTTAGAGTTACAGCCGCTATATCAGGGTCAGGCACAGTAGCTGTAACAGCAATGTTGCGTATGACAATTGCTCCATATAACGTTTCTCAATCTAACACGCAGGCTCTAGCAGGTAATTTGCCAGTATCAAATGCATCAATGAATAATGCTGCTGCTATAAGCCCTTTTTATCCATTCTTCCCATTGGGTGGAGTTGATAGGTCAATAATACGCTCTGAACTTATTGGTAATACAGGAGCTGGCGGTATTGCACAAAATTATTTAACTAATGGTCCATACTCAAGGTCTATATATACTGACCTTGCAGGCGGTATGGGCGTGGCAGGACCACAACCGTTCCTTGCTGAAGACAAAACCTACCCAGTCAACGTAAGGCTGGAAAGAACCATAAGCGGTCAAGACTCCGTACAAGATTTATTGCAACAAGTGTTGGTAGAGTTAAAAGCCTTAAACTATTACACTCGTGAAATGCCAACAGCAATTGTGTCTTTAATGCAATCTCCAGAAGCACTTGCTGCCCCTGCGTCAATGCAAGACGACCCAGAAAACTTTTTTGACGACTCAACCCTTTCAAGACTACAAAAAGGACATTAAATATGTTAATTCAAGGCTCAGTTGGACAACCGTCCACAACCTCAATTCAAGCTGGTACTACGCCGACTATCCGTCTAGGACAACTTGGCGATGTAATTATGAGCGAACTGCACGGACGTTATTACGAAACCGCTTATCGCCGTAATTTGTTTGCAGCGTCTGTACAAGGTACTGGTATCACTACATCTGTTGGTCTTGTTACTGGCTACACTGGAATAGCGTTAACTAACCCAACAACTTCAACGGTTAATTGCGTAATATCTAAAGTTGGATATGCGTTTAGTGCCGCACCCACTGCAACTATGGTTGTTAGTTTGGCGTTTAATACCTCAACAACTGCGGTTACACAAACCACAGCAATTACTACTCGTAATATGTTTTTAGGTGGAGCAACTTCGCAGGGTTTAGTATCATCCTCAACCACCTTCCCAACAGCACCAATTAATACTCATATTTTGGGTGTAATTGGTACTAACGCTATTACTGCATTGTCCAATACTCCAAGTGTTGTTGATATTGAGGGTTCGATTGTGATGCCTCCTGGCTCGTATGTTTGTGTTGTAACTAGCACGGCTTCGGCGGCAACTAGCTTCTTTGGCTCATTCCAGTGGGAAGAAATTCCAGTCTAATCATGGCTACTAAAAAGAAAACCCCTTCTTTAGCTATTGGCCGTGGTGAAAAGTTGCCTGTATCAAAAGGTGCGGGACTTACTGCCAAGGGTCGTGCTAAATATAATGCGGCTACAGGCTCGAATCTAAAGGCTCCACAGCCCGAAGGTGGTGCCCGTAAGAAATCGTTTTGCGCCCGTATGTCTGGGATGCCAGGACCGATGAAAGATGAAAACGGCAAGCCTACAAGAAAGGCTGCCTCCTTAAAGAGGTGGAAATGCTAAACATGATGGAACTTTGGACTGGTGGACTAACCATATTTATGGCACTGATTGGGTATATCATGCACGAAAAGTTCAATGATTTAAAACGTATTGATATTCTTTTAAATAAAACAAGAGAAGAGGTAGCCCGTGATAACGTTACTAAAGCAGAAGTTGACCGCATTGTTGAACACATGGATGCAAGGTTTAACAAACTTGAAAACAAAATTGACCAGCTTATTCAAAGGTAAGTAATGCCAAGCGTATCAAAAAAACAACACAATTTCATGGCGGCTGTGGCTAATAACCCAAAGTTTGCCAAAAAAGCAGGTGTATCTTCCGCTGTAGGGAAGGAATTTTTAACTGCCGATAAAGGCAAAACTTTTAAAGAAGGTGGAACCATGAAACCAGTAGACATGAAAAAGAACCCAGGCGTAGCTAAGTTACCTAAAGCTGTTCGTAACAAGATGGGCTTTATGAAAGAAGGCGGCATGGCACACTCTGACATTGCCAAAGACAAGCCAATGATGAAAAAAGTAGCAGCCAAAGCCGTTAAAGGTCATGAGAAAAAGATGCATGGTATGGCTAAAGGTGGCGGAGTAGAGATCAAAGGTAAAACCAAAGGCAAAATGGTTAAGATGAATAGAGGCGGAGCCTGCTAATCATGAAAAAGAAACGTTACGAAGAAGGCGGCGAAATTAAATTTGAGACTAAAAGAGGCAGTGTCTCAGGTATTGATGACGTACGTGCCCGTGCAATGGCGGCAATGGCTAGTCAACTACGAGATGAAACTGGCGAAGTTTCTAGTATTCGCCGTAATCAAGAGACTGGTGAGTTGTATGACACCGCAATGCCAAAGCCCCGTGCAGCGGCTAAAAAAGCGGCAAAGAAGTTGCCAATGCCAGATTACTCCAATGAAGATTTAGACCGTATGGGTTTAAATGAAAGCATGAACGAGATGCCTAAAAGTCTTCGTGCTCCTGGATACATGCCGCCTAGCGTAGTTAAAACAATTAATAAAAAGAATGTTACCAAGCCCACACCAAGGTCTCCTGGCAGAATGGTCAGAGAAGAGTCTGATCTTGCTATGACTTCCCCTATGGAAGACAAAGGTAGACGTTTGATGAAAGGTGCTGGCATGGATTTTAAAGCTGGCGGCAAAGTATCCTCCGCTTCTAAGCGTGCCGATGGTTGCGCAATTCGTGGAAAAACGAGAGCGTAATGGTTAAGCCTGTAGAACCCGCATCCCCATCTGCTCCAACAGGTGAGGGCAAGTCTTTCTTAGAAAGAATGCAGCGGGGCATGGCTAATGACCCAACGGCTAATCCAGAGAAAGCCAAGATGTTTGCGGAAAAGTTAGAAAAGTACGTTAACGAAGGTAAGGCTTTAAACGAGGCTAGAAACGAGCATAAGAAGGTTCCTGGTTTATCTAGAGCAGGCGGCGGTGGAGCTGGTGGCGATTTCAGTGGTATGAAGGGCTTAGACAAACCGTTTAAGAAGGGTGGCAAGGTATCTAGTGCCTCCAAACGAGCCGATGGTTGCGCTATTAGAGGGAAGACAAGAGCATGAGACCAAGCAGAGGTATGGGCGCCATAATGCCGTCTAAAATGGGTAAAAGTGTTAAGAAAGCCCGTAGAGATGATACTGATTTTACGCAGTACAAAGAAGGCGGTACGGTTAATAAAGCTGGTAACTATACTAAGCCTAGTATGCGTAAGTCTTTATTTAACAGCATTAAAGCATCTGCCACGCATGGTACGGCGGCGGGTCAATGGTCTGCTAGAAAAGCGCAACTCTTAGCTAAGAAGTACAAGGAAAAAGGCGGGGGCTATAAGTGAAATGGTCAGACAAACGCAAAAAATCAATCAATTGCGACAGCCCGAAGGGGTTCTCGGAGAAAGCCCATTGCGCCAGCAAAAAGAAAATGGCTGGGGGTGGCTTAGCAAAATCACAGCAATCTTTAAAGGCTTGGGGCGACCAAAAGTGGACAACCAAGTCAGGGAAGAAGTCGTCCGAGACGGGGGAACGATACCTGCCAAAAAAAGCAATCCAGTCGCTAAGTCCCCAAGAGTACGCAGCAACAACACGAGCAAAACGAGCGGGAAAAGCCCAAGGCAAGCAGTTCGTGCCCCAGCCAGCAAAAGTAAAAGCAAAAGTAAAACCGTTTAGGAAGATATGACCACTACAGGGACAAACGCCTTTAACCTAGACATGAATGACCTCATAGAAGAGGCATTTGAGCGTTGTGGTTTACAAGTTCGATCAGGTTATGACTTCCGTACTGCACGGCGGTCTTTGAACATTCTAACGATTGAATGGGCAAATCGGGGTATTAACCTGTGGACGGTTGAGCAAGGTCAAATTGTAATGAACACACAGCAGGCTTTATATGCGGTGCCTGTAGATACTATTGACATTTTGGATGCAAGTACCCGTACTGATAATGGCAGTCAGTCTAACCAAGTAGACATTAATTTGACCCGTATTAGCGAACCTACGTACATGACGATTCCTAATAAAAACACCACTGGGCGTCCTGTTCAGATGTGGTTTAACCGTCAAAACGGCAGTGTTTCAAGCCTAGCGCAAACTACATTAGTTGGTGGTATTAACGCTACAGACACCACAATTACGTTGGCAAATGTGGCTAATCTGCCTACTCAGGGTTTTGTAAACGTCGGTAATGAAACTATTGGCTATCAAAATATTGTTGGAAATCAAATAGTTAACGCTTGGCGTGGTCAAAACGGTACGACTGCAGCTGCCCACTTAACAGGTGTTAGTGTGTTTAATAATCAGCTACCTTGTATTAATGTCTGGCCTACTCCAAATACCCCTGGTGATCAATACACATTGGTGTATTACCGTATGCGCCGTATTCAGGATGCAGGTAGTGGTATTCGTACACAGGATATTCCATTTCGTTTTATCCCATGTATGGTGGCGGGTTTAGCGTATTACCTTAGTGTAAAACTGCTTGGTGTTGATCCTGGGCGCATGCAAATGCTTAAGGCAGAATATGAGCAGCAGTTTGAACTAGCAGCTAACGAAGATAGAGAGACAGCGGCTATCCGTTTTGTACCCCGTAATATGTTTTATAGCTAATTATGCCTAGTCAGTTTTCTTCGGGTAAGTATGCGATTGCGGAATGTGACCGATGTGGTCAACGCTACAAACTAAAAGAGCTTAAAAAACTAACTATTAAGACTAAGCAGGTTAGTATTAAAGTGTGCCATGAGTGTTGGGAACCAGATCAACCGCAGTTACAATTGGGTATGTATCCAGTAAATGATCCCCAAGCGGTAAGGGATCCAAGACCAGACGTAAGTTATCAAGCGTCAGGTGTAGGACCAGACGGGTTTTCTGAAGGCGGTAGTCGGGTTTTTCAATGGGGCTGGAATCCTGTTGGCGGGGCAAGCAGTTTTGACACGGTTCTAACGCCAAACTACTTGATTGCGGTAGGGCAAGTAGGTACAGTAACAATAACAACATAAGGAGTTGAAAATGTTTAAAAAAAGCGCAGATGGGATTGCTAAAAAAGGCAAAACTGAAGGTAAAAACTTAGGTGATTCAGGTCCAACAGTATTAGGCATGAAAGCAAAGCCAAAGATGGGTGGTAAAGATCAAAACGTTATGAAAAAAATTGGTCGTAACCTTGCCAAAGTTCAGAATCAAGGTATGCGTAAATCTGCTGGAAGGGGTCGATAATGGCTACGTTTTCTAAAAAGGTAATGGGTAAAGAAGTTGGCGATGCCAAAGTCTATGCCGAGCCGCATGACATGAAAGGAAAAGTCGTGGACCATAAAGAACCAAGCACTATTAAAAGTGACCCAAATAAGCTACGTGCCGACCAAGTAACAAACAAAACAGGCGCTATGCGTGTCAGTATGGGCGATCCAAACCGTGATGACGTAAAGACTACTGGCATGAAACAACGTGGATCTGGCGCAGCTACTAAAGGATTTACTTCACGTGGACCAATGGGCTAAGGGTAAACCCGAATGAATTACACTCAACTTGTTGCCGCTATTGAAGCGTACAGTGAAAACTACGATACCTCTACTGGGGGCTTCGTAGACAATATACCTGTCTTTGTTAAAAATGCAGAACAGCGGATATACAACACAGTTCAGTTACCTTCATTGCGTAAGAACGTCACAGGTACACTTACAGCAAATAACAAGTATTTATCTTGCCCAATAGACTTTTTAGCCACGTATTCTATAGCGGTAATTAACCCAGATACTAGCTACACATACCTGTTAAATAAGGACGTAAACTTCATTCGTGAAGCATACCCCACCCCTACGGATACGGGCGTACCAGCTTATTACGCTTTATTTGGGCCTGATACTTCCGCTATCAATGAATTATCTTTTATTTTAGGTCCTACGCCTAACTCTGCTTATACCGTAGAACTGCATTATTTTTACTTCCCAGAGTCAATTACTACCGTTGCTACTGGTCAAACATGGCTTGGGGACAACTTTGAGTCTGCTCTTTTATACGGTTCTTTGTTAGAGGCGGGTACATTTATGAAGTCAGACCCAGACGTTATGGGCGTTTATAAACAGCGCTATGATGAAGCGCTGGGGCTTCTTAAACGGTTGGGCGATGGTATGGAACGTGGCGATGCGTATCGTGACGGTCAAACTAAGCTCAATACCAACCTTAAAGGCAATGTGGTCGCATGACAATCCAACAAGGACAATGCACGGTATTTAAAAAGAACTGCTTAAGTGGTTTAGAAAACTTTGCCTCTGGGACTTCTTATGTCTATAAAGTTGCTTTATATACGGCTAATGCGAACTTATCTTACGAAACGACTGCATATACGACTTCTGAGGAAATCAGCGGTACGGGCTATACGGCGGGTGGTAATACGCTAACTCCTATAGTCCCAGCAAGTTCAGGACAGACAGCCTATGTATCCTTTAATAACGTGACTTGGACTGGGGTATCCTTTACTTGCCGTGGGGCTTTAATTTACAATAGCACTACAAATGCAGCAGTTGCGGTACTGGATTTTGGCAACGATAAAACAGCAGGTCCAAATTTTACAATTACTTTCCCAACGGCTGATGCTACTTCAGCCATTATTCGATTTAGCTAGGAGCAGTTATGCAATCTGAAAAAATTAACGCAGCCGATAATTCTGGCTCATCCCTAATATGTGGTGGCAAGATTGATGAAGTTGCTAACGCTACTGGTGTATACACAGTCACCTGCGTAGGTGCAGATGGACAAGTTAAATGGGCAGATACTTTTGATAATACCGTTGTAACGGTAGGTAAAGCTCTTTTACTAAACGCCATGTTTGCTGGCACTACACCTATTACAACTTGGTATTTAGGTTTAGTAGATGGCGCATCTGCTCCTTCTTATAGTGTAGCTGACACAATGGCTTCCCATGCTGGTTGGTCTGAAACTGTTCCGTATGCCAACGCTACTCGCCCTGCCGCTACTTTTAGTGCAACTGCTACAAGCTCTATTTCCGCTGCCGCTGCTACATTTAATATTAATGGTACGGCTACTGTGGCTGGCGCGTTTTTAGTAAGTAACAATACTAAGTCTGGAACTACTGGCACTTTGTATTCCGCAGGTAACTTTAGTACTGGTAATCGTTCAATTCTTTCTGGTGATACTTTAAACGTAACTTATACCGCTTCTTGTTAATATGGCAACCTATAACGTCTCGATTATTGAAGCCCTTGCGGGCTGGGGCGCTGGCACTTGGAGTGAAGGCGTTTGGGGACTATCGACTGAGCCAACAGATACACAGGTATATGCACTAACAATAGCTTTAGATGTTACAGAAAATATTACTTTACTAACGGATAAAGTAGGTAATGGCAACTGGTTTCCAAGTATTGACGAGGCAGTTACAGCAACAGAGTCTATGACAAACGTTTCTTTTATGAACCAACCAGTAAATGAGTCTGTAACCCCAACAGATACGATTACTTACAACATACCTTGGGCAGCAATTAATAGTAGTTCAACACCCAATTGGACGCAAATAACAGTACCTTAAAATAGGATTTATTATGGCATCTACATACTCAACCAACCTAGCCCTAGAGCTTATCGGTACTGGCGATCAGTCAGGTACATGGGGAAATACGACCAACACAAACCTTGGAACCCTGATTGAACAGGCGGTTAGCGGTGTTGTTACTCAGGCAATGGCTGATTCAAACCAAACCATTACTATTCCCAATGGTGCGACTGGTGTTGCACGGAATATGTATATTGAGTGTACTGGCGCATTAACTGCTGGTCGTCAACTGATTGTTCCTACAAACAAAAAACTCTACTTTATCTTTAACAACACTACTGGCGGTTTTGCAATTACTGTTCTGGTAAGTGGTCAGACTGGTGTTTCTGTCCCAGCGGGTAAAAAAGTAATTCTGGTAATGAACAGTGCTGGTACAGACGTTGTAGACGCTACTAACTATTTGTCTGGCTTAACCGTAGGCGCTTTAAACGGAATTATCAAAGGTACTACAGGCGTGCTTTCTGCCGCCACAGCTGGTACTGACTATGTAGCTCCTGGCACTGCTACTACGTTTACTGCGACTCAAACTTTTAACGGCACGTCTTCTACTGCCGCTATGAAGGAAATTAACATCATTGAGCCAGCCTCTGTTACTGCGGTTGCTCCTACAGCCACAACTAACTTCTATATTAATACTGGTTCGGTTCAATACATTACGGCTAACAATGCTAACAACTGGACGTTGAACTTTGCGTTCTCAGCTGGTACTACATTAAATGCTGCAATGGCTACTAATGACTCCTTATCTTGCACATTAATTACTACTAACACCACAACTGCGTACTACTTAAGTGCTATTACTGTAGACGGTACAGGCGCTGGTGTAACAGTTGAGTGGCAAGGTGGTTCTGCCCCAACAAGTGGTAATGCAAGTTCTATAGACTCCTATACATTCGTTATTATTAAAACAGGCTCTGCCGTTTATACTATCCTAGCAGCTCAAACCAAATTTGCTTAAGGATTTATAGATGCCACGCTTATCTAAAATTGGTGCAGCAGCCCTAGCAGCCTTTGGTTGGACAGGGTTGTCTTCCGTTACTGCAAGTTACCTTGTGGTTTCTGGTGGAGCTGGAGGTGGTTCAAGAAGAGGTAGTGGTGGTGGCGCTTCTCAACTTTCAACAGGCACTGCATCTTTAGACCCAACTCAATCTTATACGGTTACTGTGGGTGCTGGTGGCGCTGGTGGTGCTGGTGGAAGTGGCAATAACGGAGTATCTGGAACTACATCAACAATTTCAGCTATTACATCTTCATTAGGTGCTGGAGGCGGTTCAGATGGTGGAGCTGGCGGAGCATCAGGAAGTGGAAATGCTGGCGGTACTAGTGGTGGCGGTCCAAACTATGGAGGTGGCGGAGGCGGTGGTAACTCTGCTGTTGGCTCTAATGGAACTACAACCACTGGAGGAGCTGGTGGAGCAGGAACAGCCTCAAGCATCTCTGGTTCAAGCGTAACCTATGCTGGTGGCGGAGGCGGTGGTACATACGATGGCGGTACTGGCGGAGCTGGTGGTTCTGGAGGAGGAGGCGCTGGTGGTTCTGGAACAAATCCTGGAACTGTAGGTTCTCCAGCTACAGCAAATACTGGCTCTGGTGGTGGTGGTGGTGGACATTATTCTGCTGGTGGTGGTTCTGCTGGCGGTAACG